AAAAGTTGCGCTTCAGCATATTCAGCTTCATACATCTGCTGAATAATTTTAGCATGTGCAGGTTTAATAGCCGGCTGATATGAGATCATTTCTTTATAGGGATCAAACTTCTTGAGGTCATATTCGCCATCACGCCAGTCATCAAGATAGCCGTCCCATTGTCCACACAGTTCTGATACCTGCTGACGCATACGCTCCTGGATGCTTACTACATTCTTCTTGGGCTTTTCTTCTACTTCTTCCTTAACTTCCACTTCGGGATGCATCTCAAGCAGATAGTCAATGCCTTTTTCAAGTGCTTCAGTGTGCTCTTTACTAAGCACAGCACCCTTGTTGCCAATGTAGGCATACTTGCCAAAGGTCTGGAAAGCATAGTCAGGTACACGTTTGAGATCTCTTGCCTTGTCCTTGTCAATAGTAGCTGCAAACTTTAAAAACTCTGCTTTAAGAGTTTTGGCAGGAACCTCCTGATGTGTATACCACAATGCTTCAATCAAGAGACGGTTGTAGTCACGCTTCATACCGTTAATGCTTACAGGCTTCATTTCTGACTTGATGATTTTGTAGTCAGGCGTTTTAATACCACCTGCTGAAAACTGAGCCTTTTTCTTAGCCATTACTTTGTCTCCAATGCTTTTGCTAATTCTTGAATATCTGAATAAATGTTGTCTGTACTGGTCTTTTCTAAATCAATCTTAAGCATAATGCTCGCATTTTCAATTACTACCCAACTTGGTCGTCTTTCATGGATTTCTACTGTGTCCTGACCTTTGGCGTCCGAGCTTAGTGTTATATATGGCATATTTACTCCTTGTATTTTATCATGTTAACACTGAACTCAGAGTCTGTCAACCGGATAAATAGTGCTATGCCTAGAATAAGTTTATGGAACAAAAATAAAACACATGACTATGATTTTATAGATCGTATCATAGGTGAAAATATCTTTGCGGGTGGTACTGGTGTTGTTGTACACAAATACATGGGTATCACAGAAACGCCCTATGAAGGCGATCCCACAAATCCCAGCAGTGCAGTAGATACCTCTGAGGTTTTCATTCAAGATTTGCTTTTTCTGGAAAACAGAGACAGAAAATATTCCAAAGATCTGTATGAAATGCGCGGAGCCTATGCACTAGCTGATAACGACAGCTTTGATCTAACTCAGTTTGGTGCATTTTTAGCAAACGATACTCTGTTTATGAACTTCCATATTGAAAGCATGGTCAGTACCTTGGGTCGTAAATTAATGCCAGGTGATGTGCTTGAACTTCCTCATCTAAGGGACGACTTACTTTTGGGCAAGGAAGATGCTGTAAACAGATTTTTAGTAGTAAAAGAGGGCACCCGGCCTGCTGAGGGTTACGATCCCAGATGGTGGCCGCATCTATGGCGCGTCAAGCTGGGTACAATTACTGACTCACAGGAGTACAGAGATATTTTAGGTACTGGTACGGAAGCTGAGGATTTAAGAAATTTAATCAGCACATACCAGACTGAATTACGAGCTCAGGACAGAGTTATGGAGCAGGCAGCCATAGATGTTCCTAACATGCCTCATACCAGAGAACGAGACCATTTATATGTTGATCCCTCATTACCCACACCTCCAAGCATTGCGCTGGAGGGCGATGGTAGCAGTGACTTACTAAGTGGTGGCACTATTGTGGGCAGTGGTGACACTTTCCCACAATCAGGTGTTAATGACGGTGATTATTTCCTAAGAACTGACTTTATTCCTGACAGATTATTTCAAAAATCTGGCAACCGTTGGGTAAGAATGGAAGACGAGACTCGCGAGAAATGGACAAGTGCTAACAGAGTACTTAAGAACTTTATTAATAATGATAATATCAGACATAACAGCGACGAAACCATGGAACCTGAAAGGACAAACATGAGCGAAGTTGTTATGCCCAAAAACGACACAAAACCCCGTAACAGAAAACTTGAGGATTAATCATGGACAGACAGAAAGTATTTGAACAATTAAAAATAGACGAGGGAGTAGTTTATGAAATATATCTCGACCACCTTGGCTACCCCACATTTGGTGTCGGCCATCTCGTGCTCGAAACAGACCCCGAATCAGGGCAACCAACAGGAACGTCAATCACAGAGGAAAGAGTCAAGGAATGTTTCGAAAAAGACCTGGACACCTCCATCTCAGAGTGTGAAAAACTATACAGTGACGGCGAATTTAGAAACTTGCCCGGAGAGGTCCAGGAGATATTGGTTAACATGATGTTTAACATGGGTAGAACACGTTTGAGCAAATTTAAAAAGATGCACGCCGCTATCTTAGAAAGCGATTGGAAAACAGCCGCAACAGAAGGCAGAGACAGTTTGTGGTACAAGCAGGTTACTAACAGAGCAGAAAGACTCATGGAGAGATTAGAAAATGTCTGATCACATCAGAGTTAAAGAAATTCTTGAACCAGTAGATAGAATGTATGCGTTTGATGAATTCACTGGCAGACTGGTAGTGTTTCTCAATGGCGAATGGCATTTTGCAGAGGAAAGGACATACTACAATGAAGATATCAGAAATAGTTACAGAGAAATGGTCCAAGAAGTATAAAAGTTCCATAAACTGTAACAATCCAAAAGGCTTTAGTCAAAAAGCACATTGTGCTGGCAAAAAGAAGTCACAACCCAAAGGTTAAAAAATGGCTGGAAAATATAATAATTTAGATGGAAAATCAGATAATCTGGATTGGTGGTATGACAAACAGATACGCAGATATCTGATTCAACTTATAAGAATTTTTAGTCATTTTCATGTAAGAGAGTACACCGAAAAAGGCGAGAATTACAATCGTGTGCCATGTAGATATGCAGATAGCAGCAGGATGGTTACTCACATTATGCGTAACAATTCTGAAAATATTATAAATTCTGCTCCATTCATAAGTGTGAGTATACAAAGTTTAAAATATGAACAAAGCAGAACCCAGGAACCCTTCAACGTGGACACTATACAGGTAGCAGAAAGAGAATTTGATCCACAAACCAACACATATTTAAATGGCCCTGGTAACTTATACACTGTAAACCGCTACATGCCAGTGCCATACAATCTAACCATACAGGTAGATATTTGGAGTCCTAATACTGATACAAAACTGCAAATCCTGGAACAGCTCATGGTAATCTTTAATCCCAGTATACAAATACAGAGTACAAATAATCCACTTGATTGGAGCAGTATATTTGAAGTTACGCTTACAGATGTAAACTGGAGCAATCGTACGATACCTACTGGTGTGGACGATATAATTGATATTTCTACCATGACATTTGATGTGCCCATATGGATAAATCCACCAGCACAAGTAAAACGTCAGCAAATTATACAAACCATTGTCACAAATGTTTTCTCTGACACAGATATTGATGACTATGGATTTGACAGCCAATTTTACGATTTCTTTAGGACAGTATCAGAAACACCTGAACAGTTGATTATAACACCCAACGACTACCGTCTTAAAATCGAATCTTCGGAAGCGCAATTACTTAATCTTGATTATACCCCCGCACTATGGAGTGATTTGTTGGAGATTCAGGGCGGCGTACTTAATACAACAAGCCTACTGAAAATAAACACTAGCAATGATTTAGATAATGAATTAGCCATGATAGTAGGAACAGTAAAAGAACATCCCATAGATCCAAGTAAATTAATTTGGAACACAGCGGCAGATACATTGCCATCAAATACACTTGCAGATATAGACAGAATCATTAATCCGGACGATGCGGAGCCCAACGATGGATTGCCTGCTGCACAAATAGGTCAAAGATATCTAATAACATCCAGCACACCCTGGGGAGGAGATAATTATTGGGCGGACAACAATGTTGTTGCCAATGCCAATGATATCATAGAATATAGCAGTTCCTCAGAATGGGAGGTAGTGTTTAATAGTTCTGAATCTGAGCAATCACAAATTGTTACCAATAACTATACTAACAAGCAGTTAAAATGGGACGGTGAAAGATGGTTAAGTTCATACGAAGGAACGTATAATGGTGGATGGTGGAGACTTATACCATAAACCTCAGGTTACTGCGGCTGGTGTAGTTTTTCTAGCACAGGAAACTGGCCGATGTTTATTACAACTCAGAAACTCAGATAAACGTTTTAAGCATACCTGGGGATTTTGGGGAGGCATGGTAGAAGATGGTGAAACTCCATTTGAATGTATTCAGCGTGAACTAAAAGAAGAAATAGGATTTGTTCCTGATTTAACAAAGCTTAATCCCATAGACATATACCAAAGTCGTAACAAAAAATTTTACTATTATAGTTTTGCTTATGTTACTAAAACAGAATTTATACCTGAATTAAATTCTGAAAGTGCAGGTTATGCTTGGGTGAATATTGGGGTATGGCCCAAGCCGTTGCACCAAGGTGCATACAATACCCTAATGCGCAACGGTGGTACTGAAAAACTAGATAAAATATTAGATGTTTCTAGGATCTAAACTTTTTATTTTTCTCAACTGCCTCATACAACACACCTAACTCAACTCCCATTTGTTTAGCATAGTATAGGAAGGCTTCTGTGTCCTTGGGGAAGCAGTGTCCACCAAAGCCTGGTTTACCATCAGGTCCAGGAACTTGCATATGAGTGTCCCCTATTCTGGGGTCACGTGTTAGCATATCTATAAAACTTTCCCAGGGTACCTTGGTATTACTAGCGTCGTAAAGTTCACGAAGTTCATTGAAAAATGTTACCTTAGTTGCTAACCAACTATTAATAGTATACTTTAGCATACTGGCAGTTATAAGATCAACTTTAAATGTGGGCACAACTCTGACGTTACTGTGTCTAACATATAGTCTTTCTACCCACTCACAGTCACGCCATTTGCCGCCAAGTATCTGCATGTTGGGGTTAAGAAAGTCGTTGAAGCTATTTGCTTCTGTAAGAAATTCAGGATTATAAACTAGCCTTAATAAGCTAAATTTCTTCTTAAACCTTGTGAGATGTTTGGGAGTAATAGTGCTTTTAATTATAACTATGCCTTTGTACTTTAGATCATTAAGTTCTTGAAGTACGTCTGTAGCAATTTCAATATTAACATCACCAGATTGAGTTTCAGGAGTGGGAACACACACAAATACTCCATCGGGTTTAAAGTCTTTTACTAATACGTTAAGTGAAACATTAGTAAGAGCAGGGTCGACTATGAGCTTTTCTATGTCTCTCCTAAATCCGTTAGCTACTGCGCTGCCCACGAAGCCGTGTCCTATGATGCCTATTTTGGTAGTCATAATATTACTTACTGGTTTTTCTGTCTACACCGTCCCAATCCGGTCCTGGTTCTGGCTGATTAAGTCTGTGTTCATACAAATCTGCTAATACTTCGTTATGTTTACGCAGATGCTTGAGATTCTGTCTGGCA